AGGATACTTGGATTGAAGAGTTCTTCTAATTTTCTCTTTAGTCTCCTCAGATAGTTTTCGATTACTGTTGGCTCTAGAGGAAGCACAACTACGACTGCAGGTGTCGAAGCCTGGTCTACAAGGATTGTTGTGGCAGTATGAACATTCCATACAATGGAGCAAAAAGTCAGATGTTCAATTAAAAGTGTTTACTTTTCTGAATATTCAGCGTATCGATAGTCCAGAGGCAGCCCGGTGGGTTGCCCACAGTTTGCACACGAGCCGTTGGATTGGGATTATCTACCTAACTGTGGCGGTCATTGACTGTCGTTCTCCTGAGTATTTCCATCTTTCGGGATGCTAGCTCAAGAGTACTTTTACAGTGTCCAACAATTTTCCAGTTCGCTCTTCGTTCATGTGCAGAAAGTTTTGTACGAGCCGTTAGATTTGGGTTATCTTTGGTTCGACCCCAAACTGTCCGCAAGGATAGTTGCTCAGCCAGGAAACTGGAGGGAGCGTCGTTATCCCAGTCGCCTTTTCGTTCGTACAATTTCCACTATTCCACTTGTTCACTCGGAGAAGGAGGGGTGCATGGCAAAGCCTAAGATCGCTCATACCGCATAAGGTGTGAGCGGGGAGAGACAAGCCAATGCACCCTACCAACCGTGCCGAACGGCGGCATCAGCGCACCCGCATAATTGAGTTTCGCACCCACCGAGATCTAAACTCCTTCCATCGATATCGTGATGCCCCTGGAATCTTCGTTCCGGTATGGGGACGCTATGCCAAGTGGAATGGAGACTGTGGATCAACCATGTGCCACGCGGCCAAGTATTTCAAGGTCAAGGCGAAGCGCCGCAAGGCTCGTAGGTCTTCATGGTCTCAGGCTCAATGTAGAGCCGGTGATCGCAAGATCTACTGCTGAGGTTTCTTCACATAGTGACCTTTCTCGTCACGACCGAAGAATTTCCTTGCGGAACGAGCCTTATTTGACCACTCTACCAACTCCTCATGAGTTGCAGATTCCCTTCTTTGTTTGGATCGTTCCATAGCAGCCGCCATAACTGCCAGTTGCTTGGGAGAAGTTTTCTTTTTACCTTTGAAAGCATCACTTATATTGCAATGGAGATGAGCAAAACCGATATTGTCCAGATCCCAGAACAAATCTGGATTGACATCGAACCACTTCTGTCGGTGAGCGATGCTCAGTTCTCGAACCGTTTCAATCAATTTTCCGCAATGAATACAAATATTGACTTCAGCTTTCTTAACCAGGTTGAAGAGAACGAGTTTCCACAGCTTCTGCTGTGCTGTTGAGAAATTCATTCCCAACTGATGACTCTGTCTAAGGAAGCAATCTGATGACTTCATACTTCACCGCCTCCCTTCTGATACTGGCCAGACCTACTGAAGCCAAGTTAGAATTGTTGAAGACTCAAGGTCTCACAGATCAGGAAATCGAGTGGTGCATTGATGCCGATCCAACGGAAAAGGACTATGTCCAGTGGATTGCATCAATGTATAAGGGCAACAAGTCGATCACCAAGGGCCAGCCCAACACCAAGCTCATCAATCTTCCTGAAGACATCGAGAAGATCAACAAGCAGCTGGCGATCTTCAACAAACTCCGCCGGTCTCCCAAGTTCAAGGGTGAGAAGGACATTTTCAAGTACACTCCAGCAACTCTCTATGACGCCGTGGGTGAAGGAGAATCGAATCTCGAGCAGGGAGAAGAGGCACCTGTGGCTCCTCCTGAAGTTACTTGGGACCAGATGTCTGAGAGTGCCAAAAGGGAGTGGATGGACGCGAACTTTGACAAGGTCAAAGATCAGATCCTGAGTGGCAAGAACTTCGCTGGCGCCGAACTCATTGTGGATGAATCCGGAGAGACGGCTGCTTCCTTTGAGCCTCATGAATTCAAGCCCAAATATGACGACAAGATGACCTGCAGTGTCTGCCAGAAATCGAAGGATGGACACGATGATCCCTTCGTTCCTACAGAGGGCAGATACCAGATCGTCAAGGTCACTGATCCTCGTGCTCTCTCGGCTCTGTCACAAGGAACCAACTGGTGCACCAAGAACGAGGGCACTGCCGCTTCTTATCTTCAGAAGGGTCCTGACTACGTCTTCTTCCTGAACGGAGCCCACTATGCTCAGTGGGATCCCAACGGCGGTAACTTCCTGAATCCCAAGGACTCACCCTTTGCGACTCAGACTCCCCTGCGTGGATTCTCCTACGTGACTGATGCTCAATGCAGAGCCTTCGTAGCGAAGCTCCAGAAGTGGTTCAAGGCTAACAAGCAGCCAGTACCTGAAACTCTGAAGCCATTCCTGACTGATCGTGCGAAGATCGAGAAAACCATCGAGAAGAAGAAGGAAAAGGGAACTCTCTCGCTCGCTCAGTTGTTCGAGTTGAACAAGGTTCCATTCTCTCAGTACATGTTCAAGGATGATGGCAAGACTCCGCTCAACAAGCCGGAAGGACAGAAGATTGTCCAGGATCTGGCTGATCAGTGGCTTCCGTCAGCCAAGTTCGCTGATGTGGTTTGGTTCATCAAGCAACTGCAATGGGAGTCCAACTACCGTCGGAGTTCTTCTCAAAGTGCCAACTCTAAGGTGGCCGCCGCAGAGCCGTACCTGCTGCAGAAGATGACCATGAACGACCTGCAGGCAGTCCTCACCTATTACAAACAGAACTTCGTTAGCAACACCTATCTCAGAGTCAATGATGAGAAGCCTTGGCCAGAGTTCGAAGAAGCAGCAATTGCCTTGCTGAAGCAGGGAGTGGCAACTCCGCCTCCGACTACCAAGGATTCATACGACACTGAGACTACCGGCATCGAAAAGGTCGGAAACAAGCTGGAGGCCTTCCTCAAGCAATACTACTACAGATGCTCGTCGCCTTGGCGCCAGGATCTTCATGACCTCGTTCTGGCTTGCTGTTCTACGAGATTCGGAGATGTGCTGACATTCAACGCTTTCAAGAATTACAAGGAGCGTGATGCTAGTCTTGAAGCAGCCATGATTGCAGTCAAAGATGACTACGACATGATGTATTACTACGGCGGAACTTCAGGCGAGTTCGCGTTCAATAACACAAATTCCTATGGTTCCAAAGAGAGATGGACGTCTCCTCCTCACATTGCTCCCAAGCGGTGGCCTGAGCTCGAGCAACTGCTACTTTCACTTCTGGCAGATGATAAGAAAAATCGCATGCCAGAGATCATAAAGAAGTATGAGAAGCTGTGTGGTCAGAAACTTGAAGGTGCTGATCTCACAGCGGTTGAGTACGGAAAGCTCCAAAAGTATCGTGCGGAGATGGAAGCGGCTCTGGCAGGTAGTGAAAAGGAAGACAAATTCAGAGATCTGAAGTACAGCACTCCTCGTACCAACTACTGCACCAGCTTGCTTCGCTTGATGAACGATGCTCTCAAGAAGGATGAGGACGATCCCAAGATTGACACTGAGCTTCGCTGGCTCCGTGATTATCTGAAGAAAGCCAGAGCATTGGTTGCTCCGTTCAATGCCAAGCAGACTGAGTCCTACTACAAGATCGAGATTGAACTTCCCAAGAATTTCGTAGAGGCTGTGAACAAGTACAAATCGTCATCCTGGGACCGCCGCGTTGCATCCTGGAAGAGAGCAAACTCTCAGAAGACACCCTGGGATGGAATCATCACCAAGTGGGCAACCGAAAATGCTAAGCAAGGCACAAGAGTACCTCGAGCAAGCTGAGCACACACCTGAGTGCAAAGTGAGCGAGTGGAACAAGAAGGTGGCAGAAGGCGGAACGAAGCCTCCTCCAAAGTGTACTTGTGGACTTCAGGATGTCAAAGACTGTTTCGAAGGAACCTATCAGGTATGAATGGATTCATCTATCTTATTGTCAACTTGGTGAATCAGAAGAAGTATGTTGGACAAACCTCGAAATCGGTGGCTGGGAGATGGAAGGACCATGTCGCCAACGCAAAAAGCGGACTTGACTTTGCTCTGTATCGGGCCATCCGAAAGTATGGTGCTTCCAACTTTTCCATTCAGGAACTTGCTTGCTGCGAAGTCAGTTTGTTGAATGATCTCGAGAAGCAGTTCATCAAATCACAAGGTACGCTTGCCTCTTTGGGTAGTGGCTACAACGAGACCCTTGGTGGAGAAGGTAAGTCTGGTTGGAAGATGCCTAGAGAAGTGGTTGAAAGAATCCGCAGAGCAAATATAGGAAAGAAAAGGACTAAGGAATTCTGTGATAGTCAATCTGCGTTGAAGAAAGGAAGAGTACCACACCCGCTTGCGTTGGCAACTCTTCAGTCCTTTGCTAGAGGAAGACTGGGCAAGAAACGCTCTCCGGAAGAGTGCGCGGCTATTTCCGCCGGCAAGAGAAGGAAACTCGCTGAAGTAGCGTATCCAGTCTAGAGGCATAACATGACATTCGCAGAAATCCCAATCAAGAGTCTCTTCCGATTCAAGGGAGAACTCATGATCAAGCTGAGTCCAGTCGCCTTCATCAGCGCCGAAAGTCCTTCACTGGGTGAACGGATGGTAGAGCCCAACATGGATAGGCACCTGGAAACCGTCGAAGCCACTCCGGAACAGACGGCCAAGGAAATCAGGCATGTAGAATTTGTGACCGGCACCCAGCCCACTCTTGGGGCAAAATAACTGATTTCCCGTTTTCTTCGGTAGAGTAGTATCATTCACTCGTCAAGGTGAGATCTGTACAGGAGACTTCCCATGCGCGATGGCTATTTCTTTGGTGACGATTTCTAGCTGCCTAACGAGCAGCTAATCAGTGGAGCGAGAACTCGCTGCGGAGGTATTTGTATGCAGCAGCAGGAGAGGGTGATCCGGGAGGGAGCAATCCCTCCCCGACCCTAGAAGCAAAACAAGGCGTTGCACCACGCCTATCACCCACAGGAAATACTTAAAACCACGAAGTGGAGTGGTCTCTCATGGACATTGACGGATGCCAGAATCTTGAGAGTTGGAGAAGGGCGACTGACTCCACCCAAATTTCAGGAGATGTCTATCTCCTAACGAGGGTGAGGGCTGCGGCCTGTCGCAAGACAGAACTGTCTGGGAGCGGATCGGGTGGGACGACGCCCAGATGGCCCGCAGCCTGATTCCCACTTGAATGGTGATGAAAATGAATGTTGAAGTCAACGGCAAAGTGGTTTTGAACGGTGAATCCTGCTGGAAGGCGATGGTTTCTTTCTGGGAACAAACCAAGAAGCAGACCGCGCAAGCAGTTGACCACTCAAAGCAGGCAGTCGACCGCTTCCGCAAGATGAAGGTCGCGATCACATACTGATTTTTCTAGGTTCCACGCGGAGCCTGAGTTTGGTACCTGGTGGACACAAGTTCTGACCTTCGGGTTTCGCGTGGACACAATCTTCAAGAGATGGAAGCAAAACTGCGTTGTATCATAGTCATCAATCTTCCACGTTTCCATCCTGGAAACTCTTCTAGATTAGACACCAATTTGTTTCTTTCTCCATTATTTATCCAAATCTTACCATAAGTTGAATGAGTAGTCTTGCGATATCTAATTCTTCCAAGTAGCCATCCAGCATCTAGATACGATTGTACTTCATCTAGAAGAACGGCCTTAAATCCCAATTCAGGATGATGTACCCATTTCTTGTCATGCATGTTATTGTGTGGTCCACTACTCACTTCTGAGATTCTATGACAAACTTCAGTTGTATGCTTACCTCCCTTCCACTGCTTGCTTCTAGTTAGATTAGCTATTCGAGCATTCTCTTTGATTTCATTAGGATGTTCTTTCCTCCAGTTTAACAGCTTAGCAGTACACCTAGCTTTAGTCTCGTCTGACATAGTCAGTAATCCATTTTTGTTGATATAATCAAATCCTCCAGAACCTCCTTTCCGTATGTTTGTACAAAGAGGATTATTCCGATTCAACTCAATGAGTTCATCCTCCTTGTCCCATCCTTCTTCTTGAGTTTCGTACTCAAAGAGGATTTCTTTCGTGAAACCAGATTGACCATACTTTGCAACGGCTCGCTTGATGTAAGTACCAGAACCTAAGTACTCATCCATCGGATTTGAAGTCTTATGAACTCCAAGGTAGAACTTACCGTTTGCTTTGTTCACGGTTTTATAGACCGTGTATACCAGACGCTTGTTCAAATCTCGCCACCTCTCTAAAGATACTACTGATGTACCTGGAATTCAAATATAGCCAGTAGACTATCTATATGGTTGTATGCTCTTCGGAGCTGAAGTCAAAGTGATGTGCCATTTGGACCGGGTTAGCATAGACCCGCGCCTCCACCATAAGCACTCTCCACTTCGCCTAGAATTTCATACGGTCGCTGGAGAAGAGACTGTTCAGAAGTTGGGAACCAGAGTGCTTATGATGGGGGCGAACAGATTCGACAATTGGAACTGACCAGAGATAACAACTCGGTACGCTGTGGCCCTCCGTAATCGGACACAGAAACAATAACTGCTACCGACAATGGTATCAGCGCCCGTCGTAGCAACGTCCTGGCCTTCCCGGTCCGTTCGTTCGCTCCGCTGGCAATGGCAGCTTAATCGCTGTCGGGGGTCGGTTACGATCCTAGCAACAGAAGGTCCTGGATAAACCGGGATCACGTGGCAAAGAGAGGGCCTCTTCGGAGGCCTTTTCTTTTGACATTTGTTAGCTGGAACTCGCACGAACTCCGTAGAGAGAGGTGGAGGGAAACAATGAAATCTATCCGGTTCGACAAAAACGAAGATGTTTGCGAATTGCGTCTTGCCAAGTTCCTCGCCCAGCTGGTTCGTGAAGGAATCGTCTACAAGATCAAGCAGGATGCCTTCGAGTACGAAGTCGAATTGACCGGATTTTAACTTCTCTATTCTAGGTAGAGATTACCCGTTTCATGGGAAATCTCCGTAGAATAGAACAGGGGGAAAGCCATGAAGAAGCAGATCAATAAGGAAGCCGAGATCAAGAAGACCGCAGCCCAACTTGAGCAGCTTCTGGCTCAGACTCCCGCCGACCAGCAGTCACAGGTGCTTGCTGAGTTCGTGTTCGGAAAGGGTGTGCAGCTAACCTAGATGCCGCCTCCGTCAGATCACACAATTCTAAAACCAGGACCCTGGGTTCCCATCCAGTTTAAGCATGTTCCTGCAGAGGCGATGGAACACATCCTTCTGCGTCTTAAGGAACGTGTCTATCGCATGTCCGATGTTGTTCGGATGAAGGCATGGGTGGATGACGACTCTGAAGATCATCTCGCTCCCCAGCAGTTCTGGCATGTCCCATTCAACTCTCTGTATCTGGTGGGATTCTCTAGCGAAGTAAGGTCAGTCCTTGACAGCGACATGAATCCCTGGGGCATCCGTCTCACAGGGGATTCTCCATTCCAGTACAATCTCAGAGCCAGGTATCCCAATGGACTTCCGGTCTATCATGAGACCTTTGCCAAGTACATGGACAGCATCAAGAGGCAAGGTCTGAACGGCGGTGAAGAGGGCCAGAGCACCTTCGGTACAATTGATCAGCCGTCAGGTTTCGTGTTTGATTCCACCAAGGTGGAAGTCAAGTTTGTCGTACCTCCGGAATATTACAGATACATAGTTCCGGACATGAGATATGAGGACGACAACGCTCTGCTTGCCCAGCATCCGATGTTGAAAGGTGCTGACATCTCTATCGCTGTGACGATACCTCCGTCGTGGATTAAGAAAATTGAGAAGAAGGGTTCAGTCAGGATTGTCTCTCGTTTGATGCTCAAAAGAAGAACTAGAAACGAGGGTACTCCTTTTCAAGATATCGAATAGCTGACAAAAGAACACTGGGATCTTCTTTGAGCAATCCTAGTCCTGTATTACAGTCCCTACAAAGAATTCCTCTAGCTCTATTGGTCTTATGGTCATGATCAAATACTGGATTTAGATCACTTCCACAGATCTCACACTTGCCTTCTACTGACTTCATCTTTTTCATAAACTGTTCATAGGTAATTCCAGTGCTTCTGATGTAAATGCCTCGCCAACTCCAGTTTTCACTTTGTATTCTGCAGGCCCATCTCTTCTGACCTTTTAGAAACTTGAGTTTGACTGGTCCACAATTTAAGCACAGGCCTGTCTTGGTACTTTCATCAATATTGGAAATTCGATGTACCCATTTTCCACCCATGGTCTGGAAATGAGAAGACAAAAAGACCCTTGGATTATCAAAAATCCAAGGGCCTTCTCGCGCACGAATGAGTTACTGCAGCTTCGCAGCGGCCAACGCGGGATTCGCCTTGACAGCAGCATTCCACTGAGCCTTGATTGCACCGGCCTGATTCTGGAATGTTCCGGGCTTCTTCAACTGGACGCGGCCATGATGGTTGAACGGTCCGAACGGAGCAATTGCCTTGACAGTGACAGTCGGATTGTCCACCTGAATGGTATTCAGTACCAGGTCAATCGCAGCTACGAGGATGTCAATCAACGGACCGTAAGCTGACGCGATAGGAATCACTGAGGCCACGGCGGCAACGGTGTTCAACGCAGACTCCACAATAGCGATTGAACTGCCACCCTTCCAGGAGGCTTCTGCCTGTTGCAAGGCTGTAATGGCTGCCGTCAGTTGGGGCACCCAAGGTGCATTGGGTTCAGCAACCTTGAGAACTGCCTGAGCAGCACTCAACACCGCATTGACGTTATTCTGGATCTGGTTGGTTGTGCATCCGGTTGTCTGCACGATGCCGACGGAAACGAACATCCCCAGCATCAGAGTCATAATCATAGACCACGCTCCCAGCTTCTGGGATGTGGGATACTTCAGTGCCATTTCCATCGGAATCTCCTTTTGATTTGGTGGAACTCAGGGATCTAATACTCGTTCTCGTGATTTGTCCTCAAATTTCAGAACTCCGGTATCTCTCTAACATGGATGTCAAAGTCGTTGTCCTTCCGGAAAACCTGCACACATACCTGCTTCATGTATTCCAAACATACACGAGATCTGGTATGGATCCTGGAGAGTGTGAAATCGCCGCCGCGACCTGGCAGCGGATAAACAACCCTCAGACAATTGATTACTCCCAGTTGGGACCAGTGGATGCCAAGGTGACTCCGGAAGGAGTGACGGTAGACATCAACCCTACGCTTCCGCCGAACCAGGACCCGAAATAAACTCAATGGCAGCAGTGTCCTTAGAGAAATCGATAGTGATAACTAGATTGGTCTGAAGAACAAGTCCGGGATCTGGTGTGAACAGGAGGCTGATAACTCCCTGTGCATAGCTCACTTCACTGGGTGTGAACCCATGTAATCCATCAAAGTTGTTCGTAAGCAGAAGATTGTCCGCAAGTACGAACCTCATCCATAGAGGAAGATGTCTATCGGATTCATCGTAGATGGTGAGATCCGTCTTGGACAACAGAGCCAGCCCGGTACTGGGGAAAGCAGGATTTCCACGTGTGGAACTTAATCCTTCAGAGAACCAGGAAGCAACCACAGGCTGTGGAACTCCTGTATTGTACATCGTTCCATTGGCAGCAAACCCAGTATGTCCCATTAAAACTGGGTTGAAGAATGAATCATTGTCTCTGGGACTGATGAGACATGACGAAACTCCAGGCCTTGGGATGATCAGAATCGACGATGTTGGCACGGATCTACCTCCGGACTATTGCACCCTAACTGGATTCTGAAAATTTGAATCCGGGAAAAGCACTACATGATCACTTTATAGGGTGAGCAGTTCACAAGGAAAACATGAAGACATATCCGATATCCGTCGTCTCCAGATCCCTGGATCCTAGCCAGAAGGCTCTTACCACTGTCGTTGGTATGTTTGAGCATCACCTGTCCGACGCAGACATCAATCTGATTCAGGATCTGCAGGACTACAAACGCCAGCGCATACTGGACAACGAGACGGTCTCGGGGGCAGTATCCTGGTCTCCATTTGTTCTCACGCCGACTGTTGCCAACACCTTCCAGGTTCCGGCCTTCAATGTCCTCTTCAAAGGGGAGATCGTGACTATCGCTGGCAACCTTTCCAGCGACATGACTGTAAACAACGTGGTGCTTCCTCCTCCAGTTGGCCAGACAGCGGCGGCGGATATGGCAGCCACCGTCTACATCGCGTTTGTAGAGTTCCGCTACACTTCTTTGCAGAACGACCTAACAGCATACTATGTTGACAACACTCTGTCATATCCTAGAAACTTCTTCTTTCCGAACGGCTGCCGGACTGCTAACATGGCGTCGATCATTGCCGCGCCTGATCCGACTCTGGCAAATTCTCTGCTCATGGATGTCGTTGACCCGTTTGAATCTGACAACACTACAACTCGTGCCATGATTCAGTGGGCCATTCGAATTCAGCCGGTGACTCTGGCCTATAATTTCACACAATCGAACGGCTTGACGCCAACCTTCCTGTCAGGAAACAGCGGACCCACGGATCCTGCCAACACCGTCTATGCTTCCGACACAAACGGAAATCCCATTGTTGCCGACCCTTTCTCCTACACACCCATGTCTACGATTAATGGAGACAGCGGTTTGTGGAGGGCCGGAGATGGCACGACCACCAATGGGATCGGAGCCTTGGATGGATATTCCTACGCCTATCCTCTGGCGGTCATCTTCCAGAAGAACAGCAGCAATTTCTCAATTCAGTCAAATCCGTTCGGCGCTGGCTTGCTGACTTCTGGAGTATCAGGACGTCTTGATGGCAAGTTTGCAGACGGCATCACCTCGGATGAGGTGGTAGACACTCGCCTCACGGTCTCTCTCAAGGATTATGAATACGACAACGTCCTCAGGAAAGGATTTGTTGATCTCATCACAGGAGAGTCTCGGCAGGCAGTCGGCAGAGGAACCAGTCTGATTCCGCCAGTCAATTCTTTGGGATCTCAGGTGACCTATGACATCTCAGTGGCTCAGACAGGAATTGCAAACACTCTGCGTCTGGGCACCTTTGATGGCTACATGAACGGTTTCTGCGCTGACAATCGGTTGTACTATCTAACTCAACAGGTCTCCATCAACAGCAAGAATGTTGCTGGAATCATTGGAGGACCTTGGGTTCAGGGCGATGCATTCTCACTCACTGTCGCTCCCTCAGTTGGCACTATTGAGTTTGTGCAGGTCATGGCTCTGGTCAACGACAATATCAACAACATCAAGAATCCAGTCTTTCTCATGCAGGGCCAGGTCAGCATTGCAGGGTTGAACCTAACAAATCCGCAAACTGTCACAATCACGATTGTTCAGAATGTCGCAGGGACTTCTTTTGATCCCGGTGCCAATCCTCTGTATGTGACTCTCGGAATCAGCTATGCAAAGGGATCTGGATTTGACTTGGGACAAATTCCCACACAGGTCTATGGTGGAACCCTTCTTGACACAGCGAGCGGCAAGAGCTTGCCTGTGTTTGGAGTTTCGGAGTATGAAAACTCCTCATCTGCAGATGGTAACCTGACTGTAATCAACAACGAGTACAGCAACAAGGTATTTGGAGTCAGAGCTACTCTCAATCTCATTCCTGGAGTTGTTGTTGCTTCCAATTCAGGACCAACCACCACAGTAAGCATTCCCAATCCGGTCCCAACAACTTGGCTGGCTTCCCAGATCACAGCCTGGAATGCTATCTCTGGTCAGTTGTACCATGTGGTGTCAGTTTCTACCAGCGGAACTCTTCTCACTTTCGTCATCAATAACACTGTGACTGTGCCTACATCCACAATTTTCGGAGTTACTCTGGGAGGCAGCTACACAACTCTGGCCATTCCCAGCAGTCAGGCTAACACAAATCTAAAGGGATTGCACATCGTCAGCGTGAATGATGCTGGAAGCATGATAGCTCCATTCTCAGTTGCCCTCGCGACTACAGCCTCTGCTCCAGTGAACATGATGGCAGTCACTATCCTCGGAAACATGATTGATCCATTACAGATCACAGTTCTTTGTGCCAACACTGCCCAACTCGTGTACAATGCAGCGGTCAGAGGGATTGTGGCGATTGAAGAGACCGTTCTCTTTGGCACCTATGCTGACACCACTGGCACCTATCTGATGGACACCCGCGTTCAGGTGGTGTCTAAGAAGTTCTACTCAGGCGTCAACAACATAATCGTGGCAGCAGTTACGAACTGCGTGTTGAAGGGAATCTCGGGAAATGACGTCCTCAGATATGTCTGGGTAGACGGCGGCTCGGGCACTCTCACAGCGGTTCCGATTACTTCAGTGCAGTTCACCAACAATGGCTTGCTGACTATCACCATTCCGGCCACGGTGAATCTCGAAGTACAGGGATTCTTCATGACTGGAGCAATTCTTCCGGCTTTCAGAGCAGATGCTCAGTTGATGTTGTCAACACTGATTGTTCCCTATCAGGGAGAGGGAGTTGCCAACCGGAATTACGATGTGATCTACACCCAGGACTGTGCTCTGGTCACCACGAATGGAACAGGCGCGGCTCCTTTGGTGGGAATCAAGGATGTATATCCCTACAACAGAGAGCTCCCCATCGTTACCTCACTTCCCACTGGCAGTTCTTGGAACGATACCGACTTGATCAATCAGCCGGTTTCATCTTACTTTGATTCGAACTATGAATCAAAGCTGTACAACAACGTAGAAAATGTCTTCGAAGTCCCGGTGTATACCAACGACTTCATTCAGTCCCTTGCCGACGACAAGCGCATGACGATTCAACTGAGTCTTCCATCAACAAGAGGATTCACACAGATTCTTCCTCATGTTGGATTCGCGGTTCATGGCCCAACTGTCACGTCGGGATCGGTATATGCCACCACGACATCTTCTCCAGTGAATCTGTATGTGAACGGAGTAGTTGGCAAGGACTCTAACGATGGTTTGTCACTCACTACTCCGATGATGACCATCCAGGCCGCGCTGGCAACTCTTCCTCCAATCTTGCTGCATAAAGTGATCTTGAATGTTGCGGCTCCCGTGACAACTACCGGAGCACCAATTCCGTACCTTCTGTCCAGCTATTCCTCATTGGAAATTGCGAATTTGGGTGGTGATTCTTCCATCCGTGCTAACAAATACTACGCTCTGGGAATCATAGGATACTCAATACAAGAAGAGGGATCTCTCACTATCCTGGGTCCTGGTGCGGTAATTGATGGTACAGGTGTCAGCTATGGAGATGGAGAAGTCTCTGCTTTCTATGTGAATGACTCACGTGTGGTGTTCAGTGGTTTCACATTCCAGGGATTCATCAACGGGGCAGTGCAGGGTGTCGATTCAGATATTGAGTTCGTAGACTGCAACTTCGTGAATAATGTTACAGCTGGCTCTTTTGATCAGAGCAGTGTTGAGATGCATCAAGGTTTGATCAACCTGAGCGAAGGAACGCAAGGAATCATCCTTTCTGGATCTCAGATGACTTCTTCAGCAGTAGATCTAGCTTGCACTGGAGTAGCAGGTCCATTTTACGCGATGCAGTATGGCAGTTCACTGGTTTTGGAAACTCACTCACCTTTGAGAGAAACAGGGATTACGAGTTCTATCCTTGTGGCGACTGCGGGTATTAGTTCTTCAATCGTTTGCAGTCCTGATTTCTCATCAGGAGGTCAGGCATCCCTGAACACGATGTCGGTGCTGCAGTATCCCACATCAGGGACTGATTCATTTGCTGGAGGCATCATCATCACAGATTCTTCTTCAGCGGCAGTTCCAAGTCTAGGTTAGCGGAGCAGGCATGTCAACTTTGGTTTTCTCTACGACTTCTCTTCCAAGTGGTACAGCAGGCATCGCTTACAGCAATGCCGTGGTGGCTACTGGAGGCATCACTCCGTACACATACAGTGCAGCAGGTCTCCCGAATGGACTGGTGCTCAATACTGCTACCGGAGCGATCACTGGAACTCCATCGTTGTCGGCCATTGGACCGTACTCAGTGGCATTTTCAGTCGTAGATTCCACTACTCCGACCGCAGAGACAGCCACAACAACCATCAGCCTCGCCATTAATCCAACTCCTCTTCAGGATGCCATCACTTTGGGATATATTGAAGAGGATCTCACTCTGACACTGGCTTGGAATCCTGCTGCAGTCAACGGTGGATACTCCGTTTACAATGACTGGAATATCTGGCTGATCGCGGCTTCTAATCCCACTGATCCTCTACTTCAGTCGGTGGGAGGAAATCTTCCCACAGGTTTGGAGTTTGGAGGAACCCTCAGTTCACGTTCTTTCCGGACGACTGTAACCTTGGACGGATACAGTGTCAAGATGCAGGCCCTGTCGGCTGATCCGGACTATGCCGATGCTCCTGGATGGACAAACTACCTCAGTTTTCCAAGCGTCTTCACTGACAGTTCGGTGGCAGTTGACCTAACCACGGCTCAGATCAACCAGCCAGTTCTCATTTCATTATCTGGCACTTACACTGGTGCATCTCAGTGGCGTCTGGTATTCTCAACAGGGGCAACTGCCTGGCTTCCCATCAGTGTACAGACGGTCAGCCATATCTTTGGCAATTCTGGTGCGGTCACGTTTTCAGTTGAAGTCCAGAATGACTACTCGACTGCCTCGCCGGCAGTTCAACTTCGCCGGTCCATCACCAAATCGATCTTTGTCAGCAATTCAGTTTGGGTTCCAACTCAGGCCTCGTCAGAAATCATCACGGGAACGGTGGGCATGTATGGCACCACCGGCTTCGAGATCACAGACGCTCTGGCTGGAGGAGTTCCCGAACCTTATGCTGTGATCATGAGATCTTTGGTTCGCGACACGGTGACCAATGAATTGAAGCTGCTGGTGGCATTGTCTCGCTACCAGAACGCCAGTTCAATCCTGGGCACCATGGCAGCAGATGTCTTTCCGCTCATTGGAAGACCTCAGGTGCAGGATCTGATGGATATCACACCTGCTCTCACAGCGGCAACTTCCAGCAGTTCTCCAGTAGTCATCAATTCTTCCAATCTTCCTTTGGTGAATGCGGTAGGAACGACTCCTGAAATTGATGTGATTGCTGGTCTACCGATGGATGAAATCAGCTTCACGGCTTCTGGAGGAATCGCTCCTTACAGCTGGTACGCTGCAGATCTTCCCTATGGTCTCAAGTTTTCAATTGATGGAACGCTAACAGGAACTCCGATGGTTCTGGGAATCTACCAGTGTACCTTCTCAGTGAGTGACAGCAGCAACCCGGAATTCATCGATACTATTGTTGTAGACGTCGCTGTTCGTAGCAACCTGGCGATCAACACAACTGGTCTTCCCATCATCAACGGAAATGTCTACTTGCCTTCAGCACAAGTGATGGCGAGCTATTCCTACCAGATGCTGAATACAGGAGGCATTGCGCCGTTCACTTGGTCAGTTACTCCAGGTTCAGTTGGTGGTTTGCCCAACAATGTGATCGTGAATTCTGCCGGTCTCATAAGCGGATATCCGACCACAAACAACTCCACAATTGATTTCACGACACCGTTCTTTGTAACGATTCAAGTGGCTGATGCCATTGGAGCCGTTGCCATGCAGTACTTTGGTATCGATCTTCTTCCTGCCACTTTGACTTTGGATCCTTCTCAGTTGCCAGTAGTCTTTGCTGGAGAGACGTTCAGAATCGGATTGGGAATCTTTGGTGGAGTTGGACCTTACACTGTAGTCATGACTGACGGAGCCGGTATCACATCTTCCGGATCCTTGATTGACGGTCGTTGGGAATTTCTTCTGACTCCAACAGTTGATAAAATTGGAATTCAGACCCTATCTTTCTTGGTTACTGACTCTGCTTCCCACACCGAAAACCTAAGTGTCAATTACACGGTCGGTCTTCAGGTTGCCAATGTTGGATTGTACAATCCGATTGTTGACCATCTTTGGGAATCAGGGGATACAACAACGACAGTTTCTCTTCCCCTCGATTCTTCGAACTTGTCTGGGTTGACCCTGGGTTCGTACTCAGCAACTTCGGCAAACGGAATCAGCATCACTCTGACGAGCGGAGACTTGGTCTTCCAGCAGATAGTTTCTCCCAGTTTCTTCGGCAGTGCCAATGGAACGACTTCGGTTCCAATTCTCGCTGCAGGAAATCAGGTGGCAACTGTCAGCCATGAGTACACAGTGGAGAACTCCAACAGCGCAACTTTGGCGGTTGTGGGTGGAAACTTGAGTTCTTCAGCTATTCCGTATCTAGTCGGAAATCTAGTAACCCTGAATCCACTGAAGCCCTTCTTCAACTCACCATCGTTCGGCAAAGGAGCAGGTTGCACAGTTTCGCTGGCAACTGGATCTTTCCTGCCGGGCGGCTTGTCATTGGATTCAAGTTCTGGATTGATCTATGGATACCTCACTTCCACCAATGTCTATTCGACAGTCCTGAACTACATAGTTGCCAATGTGACTACTGGAACAGTCACGATCACTTGGAACAACTATGCTGGTGTGGTGATTTTGACCGATAATCTTGGTGATCCCAGAAGTCCCTATTGCACCATTCAGCTTCCGTATTCTGGGTCAATTCAAGCCGACAGAACTTTGTCTTCGGTGTCCATCGTTGCAGGACGGCTCCCTGTTGGAATCACAGCAGTGGTCAACAGCGTGACTCCAACACAAGTGACGGTCGCGGGAACGACTACGGAATCCGGATACTTTGATGTCTGGTTCAAGGTCATAGCGACAACCGGGGCGGTTGGGTTCCTCTACAAGAGATTCGTTTCCAAGTATGTCACTCCTCTGGCGATCCTCACAGGTTATCTTGATCAGATCTTCCCGTCTATCGCATACAGTGATGCTTTGCAGGGAGTTGGAGGAGTCGGACCGTACACTTGGGCACTGACCAGTGGAAGTCTTCCTTCAGGATTCACACCTTCAACTTCATCGTTGCCGGTTGCGATCCCCAATGGAATTATCTCTGGAACAACAGCACTCACGGCTTTCTCGAGCACTCTGGGGATCACGCTCACAGACTCGAGAGGGGTGAAGGCAACTACTTCCCTGCCGATCACTCTGAATGACTCTCTGATCATTATTAACACTTCTCCTCTTCCAAGCGTAACACAATCGGCTTACTACAATGCTCAGATGTCGGCTCGTGGAGGATCTGGTCTAGGATACACTTGGTCAGTGATTGCAGGAGGATTCCCTGCAGGAATCACAATGGATTCAAGTGGTGCTATCAGTGGCCTTGGGCCGGCAACATTGTCAGGACCTCAATCTGTGACGATTCAGGTTGTTGATAGCCTTAGTGTCACAACCTCAAAGGTGTTTACGATTTCAGTTACTGTTAACACCATGTCAATTGATATTTCTGGTGTTGGTCCGATCACTCGTGCTCCCTATGGTGGACAGGGATACATTGGAACTCTAGGTGCTCTAGGAGGCACCCCACCCTATACCTGGAACTACACGGGAGTACCTGCATTTCCCAACTATTTACAGATGACTCGTGGAAGTGGATACACTTACAACGGTGGACTTTCGGGAACTTGTGACCTAGTTCTCACGGCGGCCAACTACACCTTCATGGTGCAGGACAGCCTAGGACAGAATTTCACGGGTCCTGTTCCTTTCACGACTGTGTCATCGGTCAAGGTTACAACCATTGCTGTACCGGATGGAATTGCTGGAGGCACTTACAGCACTACCCTGGCGGCCACCACCAACAATCCTCCGATTGTTAGCTGGGCTCTCACTTCTGGAAGTCTCCCAACTGGGCTGACTCTGAGTTCTGGAGGAGTGATATCTGGAACTCCTTCTGCAACTGGCACTTCGACCTTTACTGTGACGGCCACTGACAGTTTGAATGCGGCTTTGTCTGGAGTCCCTGGATACACTGGAGACACCGGGGTTTCAGCCACTCTCAGCATCAGGGTTCAGAATACGACTCTGGTCATTACCACTTCTTCACTTCCTAACTCAACAGCAGGAGTGGCTTACAGCGCCGCCACTCTGACTGGAACTGGCGGTGTGGGAGCTTATTCTTGGTCGATTGATCCTTCCTCAGCAGCTTCTTTGTCTTCAATTGGCATGAATCTGAATGCTTCGACTGGAGCTATCACAGGCACTTCGACTGCGGTTGGAACATACAGCTTCACTTTCCGGCTGACAGATTCTACCACAGCCTATGTCACAAGGACCTTGTCTCTGACTGTAGCTTCTAACTTGCATCTGGTGTCAGGGCCGGACTATGTTGCAGGAGGATCTCCAAGTGGATTCGTAGGAGGAGTGGATGCTGGTAACATCAGTTCAGTCAGTCCTCGTCCGAACATGTCGTTCTATGTGGTTGCAACTGGAGTGATTTCTACTTCAACTAGCACTATTTCAGCATCCACTTCAGTACCAGGAGTTTCGGCAACTGTAACATCTGTAACTGGATCTTCAGGCAGTGCGGTGGCTCTGATTCAACTGACCGGGTCATTAGTTGGCTCAACGGGAAGCAACAACATAACCGTGTCAGTGACTGACAAGGGAATTTCAAAATCGGTCACTTTTCAGTGGCTGCAGTACACGAGTGAAGCGATCTACTTGGTACCTGCAAGTGGCTCCATTCCAACTTACTACGCGGGTTGAGGACTGAAATGCCGAGAGAGACAGTCAACTATACCATTACACCATCGGGAGGAGGGAGTCCTAGAACTGGCTCCATTTCTGTCGATACTTCCACTACTTCTGGATCAGGATCCGGAACTACAGGATCTGGAACTGGAACAATTGTTGACATCGGCACATTAGCAGGTGTTGATAGCATTCAGGCTACCATCTCTCGTGTTGGTCTGACGTCCAATGCTGTCAATGTGGTCTGGCAAGCCACCAATGGTCCAATCGCTGTCACTCCGGTCACTGCGTATGTGAACACAGCCAACTACAACGCAAATTTCCCATCAGGATTGACAGCCGGTAACTTTGGAAACGCAGTGGCGTCCGGCATCAGCGGCTTGATGTTCAATACATTCCCACAGAGCTTGTTTTCAGGAGATCCTCACGCAATTGGCAACCAAGCCAATCCGTTTGTCAGCAACATTGTTACTTCAGCCGGTGGATATGGTGGTGATCAAACCATCGCCAGTTATCCTTCTCTGGTGTGTCTCACTGGTAACTTTGTAGTTGGGTCCGCAGGCAACATGAATCTAATGGCGGTCCTGAACTCTACCTGCATTATCGCCATTCAGGGTGCTTCGTACGTCTCAGGTCGTCAGGGATTCAATGGCATGATCACAACTCCGATCAAGGGATACAGTCCATTGCTTGGAGATTCTGGTCTTACAGGTCCTCCTTCGGTCTATCCATACAATCAGACCGATAATTTTGTGGTCAACTTCCCGACTGCAGGTGTCTATCCGTTTGAAATCTGCTTCGCTTCTGGTGCTTCTCAATGCCAGTTCGACCTCTTCTACGGAACTGGAGCCAGATCTCTGATCCTTCCAGTTGCTTCCACCATCGTTCCTGCTCCTCCTGGCGCCATTAATGGCAATTTGGTTTTGACTCCAACCAGCCAGGGTCCCTATGTGGTAGGATCTTCAGCAACAATCAATGTCCAAGTTCAGGGGATTAGTTACAACACTCGTCCCTATTTGGGCTTGTTGGAAGGCTCCACTGGATATGTGTTCCTCACGAACAGCACATCTAGCGGAACGGACTTCGTTCTTCCCAGTTTCAACGGAGCATCTCCAACCAATCCACCACCAGGGATGTTGAATGCAACCGGAGACAACGGAAGCTATTCAGGCAAGTTGAGTTTCACGTATCCCGTATCAGGGTCTGTCGGCCTGTACTACAATGGCAACTCCTCTGATCCCAATGTGGCAAAGACCAACATCACCATTACACAGGACGACCTGGCTTGGTATAGATCCGGATTTGCCGATATGTTCCAAGTTACAAGTCAAGGCGGAGGTCAGAGTTTAGGAATTGAAGTTGACTGGCTGGTAAATCCAGGAATAGGAGCATCTCCAAACGTCAGTCCCACATCAGTGGCAGCTGATGGCAGTCCGGTGACGTTCACTATTTCCCTGGTCAAGCCATTGCCTCCGCTGCAAAATGGAACGACCTGTGTTCTCACGTTTGATTCCCACTTTGGCTCTGCTGTAGTGACAGCCACTCCAGTGATGGGTGGCACTGGGAATGCTTGGATCACTGGATGGACGGCTGTAGCCACTCCGGTGGTGAATGTCAGCAGTACGGTTGTCTCCAACTTGAATGTCACTATCTCTGGACCAGTCACCTATCTGTATGGAACCAGCTTTGTTACACACTCAAATTTCACTTACTACGGAGGCAACGTGCCCATAACCGTCGTAAGTGTAACTGTACTGAACAAAGCGGGTACGACCTATCCCAATTCTGCTTCTCTCACATACAACACCTCGCAGTACGAGTACAACAACTTCCAAGGAGCCAATGCGCTCCGTACAAAGGGAGGTGTCGGCGGAGGCACAGTTACTGACTACATCAGAGCCTATGGCTTTGGGCTCGGAGTACCCTCTAATGCGACCATCTACGGTGTATCGGCAAGTGTGGATTGGCAAGGCCAGAATGCTGGAGATGGTATTCTCACAGGAGTGGCTCTGTTCTATCGGGGAAGCATAATTGGCACCGCCAAGAACCCTGGCCTCTACAATCAGAGTTCTCCAACAGTGGTGGGATTTGGCGGAGGAAATGACATGTGGGGTGCAGCACTCACGCCGGCAATCGTCAATGATTCTTCCTTCGGTGTCGGATTCCAAGTGACCACTGTAGACAATGGCACTACCCGCAGCTTCTTCTACTATTTCTCGGTAACGGTCAGCTATTTCGTTGGGTAATGGAGGCTTGATTGTCGAATTCGTATGCAAACATCGGACCTCCTTTCAATTTCCTGGGCCATTTGTCTCACAGCCAGAAAGTTGCGTTTGAAAGCTGGGTAAACAAGAAGGCGGCCAACTTCAC